CCATTGACCGTGAAAAAGGGCAATCGATAGTTGTGACCTCACAAAACGAACGCGTACTTGGTTCATATGTAATCAAAGAATCGATGATTGTCGGTGGCTGTCACAACTCCGATTGGTATGTAAGTATTGGGCTGGTTACAGACACATCTGTAAGAATTGATGTAGCACTATCAGGTGGTACCGAAGGAGAATTTGAATATTGCTTTGTCGTGTTCTAAGGAGGGTTTATGCACTATGTATAACTTTATTGCGTTAAAGTGGGGGGGGCAACCTAACCCTCGATCCGTCAATCTGCCGAAAGGCGGTGCGGCATGATACTGAATCCGGTGATACAGGGCGGCGGGGCCGAGAAGGAGTACAAGATCACGAACACTTCTCAGATTGGATTTCCAACGAGTGCAAAGGCCAGCACCTTTGTATTTGGCCTAGGAAACCCATCGCAAAAATTTGCCATCCATGCCGACAACTATTCCTTAGAATTCCCCGATGTACCGCATGGCGAAGGCGATTTTCCAATCCCATCAGGCGTATCTTCCAGGATTCCACAGGCGACTTATTATTTCATTATGCCTGCATCAGATGTTACCATCAAGTGACTTTCAGAAATGAGGTGGTCGCATGATCCTCAATCCGGTCGTCGTGGGTGGCAGCAGTGCGGAGCCGGAGGAGACGCCGGATCTGTACATTGAGTTGTCCGCCCGTATTATGGCAGCGACAAATTACATCGAAATGAGGAAGCCGGATGGGAAGGCCCAGCGCCTGCGTTTGGGAAGCGAAATCGATACACGAGTCACATATCACCTGTTTGTGTATCAATATGGGACCTATACATTTGAGAAAGACGATGGCAAAGAGGGTGGGGTCACCACTAAGACGGTCACGTTTGAAAAGGGTGGCCCGACCACGCAATCTGTAAGACTGTAAAAGCCGCCCAGAAGGGCGGCGGAAAGGAGTGAAATGGAGGAGTTGACGAGGATTCTGGCGGCGTGCTCGCCGGTGCTGGCCCTGGTGGCCGGTTGGGCAGCTGGACAGCTGCGGTCTGTCCACAAAAAGGACCGGGCTATGGAAAACGGGGTGAAGATGCTGCTGCGGGCCAAGCTGATCGACAAGTGCCTGCACTACATCGAGAAGGGCAGCGTGCCGCCGTTTGCCCTGGAGACCATCAAGGGGTTGTATCAGTCCTACCTGGAGCTCGGAGACGGAGATCCGTCGGTCGGGGATCTGGTGGGTCGGGTGGAGCAGTTAGAAATTAGAGGGGGGTGAGAATATGGACTTTGGAATTGCGAGCGTGGCGGCCATCACGGTGATCTGCTATCTGATCGGCCAGGTGGTCAAGGCGTCCGGGGTGGACAACAAGTGGATCCCCATCGCCTGCGGCGTGTCCGGCGGACTGCTGGGCATCGCCTGCATGGCCCTGGCAGTGCCGGATTTCCCGGCTACCGACCCTGTAACGGCTCTGGCCGTGGGTATTGTGAGTGGCCTTGCTGCTACCGGTGTCAACCAGGCGACCAAGCAGCTGAGCAAGTGAACCTGATAACATGAGAGGAGGAACGCAAATGAACGCCAATTACATCTATGATATTTTTGAGACTCGTGAGAAGCTGGACCTTCCCGGCCTGACGCTTGCCCTGGCCCATCACCAGAATGACAATCCCATTCCCGAGGGTATGACTGATAGTGGCATTCGAAAGTTCATTGGCGGCCACTACGAGGCTCTGATGGACGCCTTCGCGGGCCACGACCGTGAGGCCTTTGCGGCCGCCGTGGATGCGGGCGTCAAGGAGGACGAGGAGCGCAAGGCCGCCTTGGAGGCCGGTCAGGAGGTGTGACCCCATGCTGATCTGCATCGATGCGGGTCACTACATCGGGACCCCGGGGAAGCGGTGTCTGAAGGACATCGATCCCGGGGAGACCCGGGAGTGGACCCTGAACAGCCGGGTGGCGGACAAGCTGGAGGCCATCCTGGCGGGGTATGACTGCCGGACGATGCGGGTGGACGATGTGACCGGGCAGAGGGACGTGACCCTGTCCCAGCGGGTGGCGGCGGCCAACCGGGCCAAAGCGGACGTGTATCTGTCCATCCACCACAACGCCGGGATCAACGGCGGCTCCGGCGGCGGCATCGTGGCCTATGTGGCCCCAAGCCACCAGCGGAAGAGCGAGGTGGTGCGGGATGCGGCGTACCGCTATACCGTGGCGGCTACCGGCCTGCGGGGCAACCGAGCACAGCCTCTGGCGGAGCAGAGCCTGTATGTGCTCAATTACACCACCATGCCGGCCACGCTGATCGAGCTGGGGTTTATGGACTCCACCACGGACACGCCTATCATCCTGACGGAGCAGTTTGCCGACCAAGCGGCGGCAGGGCTGGCGGCGGCGCTGGTGGAGGTGTATGACCTCCAGCCCAATGGCAGCGGGCAGGTCCTGATGACCGCGGTGCCGGCGGAGGATCTGACGGTGGAGCTGGTGGACCGGCCCAAATCCGAGTGCGGCGACAACTGCGCCAATGCTGGGTATTTCGCCAACTATTCCGAGGCGGGGGAGCCCTTCACCCTGCCTGCGGGCCATCTGGTGGCGGACTACAAGGCCGCGGGCAAGTGGACGCGGCACTACTGCCAGGAGCGCGGGCGGTTCCAGGGGGACAAGTTTACCTTTGACTCCGGCGGGTGGTCCTACGCCAACCCCCTGCACGGCAAGGCAGTCTCCACCCTGCTGATCTCCGGCGGCAAGGCCCGGGTGGAGGAGATCCGGGCGGTGCCGGAGGGGACGGACTACGCCGTGTCCGGCATCCCTGTGCTGCGGGTCGGGAAGGCCTGCACCACCGCCCAAGCCAAGGCCCAGGGCTGGGACACCTCCCCGCTGCGGGCCACCTGGCACACGCTGGTGGGCCTCAAGGGGGACGGCATGGTGGTGTACGTCATGGGGTGGCAGTCCAGGACAACAAATCTGCTGGACAGCGGCGAGGCCGCCCGGGTGTTCCGGGGGCTGGGCTTTACCGACGTGCTCAAGCTGGACGGCGGCGGGAGCTACTACCAGAGCCGGGACGGGGCGGTCTCCAAGACCGCGGAAAACCGGCGGATCAACAGCGTGCTGCGCTGGAAGGCGAGAGAGGAGGAGCCGGAGTTGACGGAGGACAGAGTG